GTTCGTTTTGCAATGCGTGGAAGAGCGCCCAGGCCAGGTCGGCATGGCCGGTGTTGTCGTTGCGGCCGGCGGTGTAGGTGAACTGGCGACCGCCGGCGGTGATGGTTTTGCGAATCGCCATGAGCGACTGGGCCATGTCGGTCCAGCCGGCATCGAACTCCAGCCGCCTCTTGTGGATAACGTCGTAGGCCTTCAGCACCAGGCGGGTTTTCACCTCCGGCGAGTAGCTGAAGGTGGTCACGGCCGGGAAGAACTGGCGCACCAGCTGGGCCACGCCGCTGCCCAGGCCGGTGACGTCGATGCCGATGTAGGTCACCCAGTAACGGTCGCAAACGCCCTTGATGGCAGCCGCCTGTGCGGCGAAGTCCATTCCGCGAAACTGGTGGCGCTCGAGCACGCGGAACTTGCCGCCGGGCACCAGGGGCGGCGCGACCACCACCAGGCCGGAACAATCGCCCGTCTCGGCCGGGTCATAGCCGACCCATACCTGACGGTCGCCGAATGGACGCATGGCGAAAGGTTTGTAGTCCTCGGCCCACTCCACCCAGCTATCGACCATGCAGGGCTGCAACACCGACAGCGGGAAGATGCTCGCGCCGTCATCGACAAACTCGCACATCAGCAGGTTGGCGAAGGCCTCGGGGCTGTACTCCCGACGCAGCTCTTCGATGTCGAACAGATCGCACCCGCCCCGCTCGGCGTCGAGGATCGTGACGATCTGTCGCCACAGCCGATCCTCACAGAACCGGCCCTGCTGGAGTGCGTCGTGGGTCACGTCCACTTTGGTGTGCTGCGCGGCGGGTTTGCCCTTGTTGAAACGCTCACCGGTCCAAAAGGTGTATGCCTCGTGGGCCATGCTCGACGGCGTGGAGAAATAGGTTTTTCGCCACTTCTTGTGCATCGCCATGCCCGAGGCGACCTTGTTCAACTCCTCGAACTTGAACGTCCAGAAGAATTCGTCGAAGTAGAAATTGCCGTGATAGCCCTGGGCAGTGCGGGCGTTGGTCCCAAGGAAAAACAGCTCGGCGCCGTTGGGCAGCACAATCGGGTCACCGGTCAGCTCGACGCCGATGACTTCCCGGGCGAAGGCCTGAATGTAGCCACGGAACAGGTAGGCCTGGTTCTTCGAAGCCGACAGGAAAATCTGGTTGCGACCGGTGTCTAGGGCGTCGATAAACGCCTCGCGAGCGAAGTAGTACGTGGCGCCGATCTGTCGGCTCTTGAGGATGACACGGGTGCGCTGGTTGCCGGCCCGGTACCAGTCTTTTTGGTAGTCGAAACAACCATCGATGAACGCTTCGCGCAGCAGCTCGATCTGGTCTTCGCTGATGTCGTTTTTCGGGGTCTTTTTCTTCGGCCCCTCGTTGCGCTTGGCGAGGTTCGGGTTGAGGTCGGTTTCGGTACCACCACCCTGGAAACGCTGAATGCGGGCCTGGCGCTCAAGCTGCCGATGCAGCAGATCGATCTCCTTGAAATCGCCGCCGGTCTTGTTGTCCTTGAGGATCAACTGCACCAAGCGCGCCTCCAGGGCGCCGCCGATGCGTTCGACGTTGTCGGCTCTATCCCACTTGTCGCGAGCCTTCCAGCTGTGTAGCGTTTTCTCCTTCTCGCCCGTCGCCTCGGCGATCTCACAGACGCGCCAACCCATCCAGTACAGAAATTTGGATTGGCGTCGGGGATCGATGGGTAGCAAGGCGGTTGTCATGCCGAGATGCTGCCGGCCACGGCGGCGACTCAATAGCGCCGTCCCTTGTACCCTCCCCGCCTACAGTCCCGCCCCGTTGCCGCCGCTCGCGCCCATGCCGACCATGCCCCTCATTGCAACGCACTGAGAATCCCGGCATGAAGAAGTACCGCAGCAACTGGTTTCGCGTCGCCATCGAAGGCGCCACGTCAGACAAGCGCACCATCAAACGCAGTTGGCTGGAACAGGCCGCCAAGAACTTCAACCCGTCCACCTACGGCGCCCGTATCTGGCTGGAGCATTTCCGCAGCCTGCTGCCCGACAGCCCCTTCAAGGCCTACGGAGACGTACTGGCGGTGAAAGCCGAAGAGGTGGACGTCAACGGCCAAAAGAAATTGGCGCTGTTCGCGAAGGTCGAACCGACCAGCGACCTGATTGCCATGAACAAGGCCAAGCAGAAGATCTACACCTCCATTGAGATCGACGAGAGCTTTGCCGACACGGGAGAGGCCTACATCGTCGGCCTCGCCGTGACCGATTCACCCGCTAGCCTGGGCACCGACGTCCTGGCGTTTTCAGCACAGAAGCCCGAAGCCAGCCCATTCCAGGACCGCCATTATTCCGCGACTTCCATGTTCACCGAGGCAGTGGAAATCGAGCTGAAGTTCGACGAAATCGACGAGAAACCGGGCCTCGGCGCCCAGCTCCTCTACAAGGTACAAACCCTTCTGACCGGCAAACAGGCCAAGGACGACACCGAGTTCGCCCAGATCGGCGAAGCGGTCGAAGCCATCGCCGAACACGTCAAGGATCTGCCCGACCAACTGGCCGTCGAAAAGCAATTCTCGGCGGGGCTGAAAACTCGACTCGATCAAGTCAGTACCGAACTGACCGAGCTGAAAATCCAGCTATCCACCACCCAGGATCCCCACCAGAAAACGCGCCCGCAGGTATCCGGCGGCAGTAACCAAGTCATGACCGACTGCTGACTCATCAAGGACGATCAACATGCGTAACGACACCCGAGTACTGTTCAACGCCTACCTGCAGCAACTGGCGCAACTGCATGGGGTGGCTGACGTCACCACCAAATTCACCGCAGACCCCAGCGTTGCGCAGACACTGGAAACCCGCATCCAGGAGTCCAGCGCCTTTCTCAGCGCCATCAACATCTACGGCGTATCGGAACAGTCGGGGGAGAAGATCGGGATCAGCATCGACGGCACCATCGCCAGCACCACCGACACCACCGTCAAAGACCGCGAACCACGCGATCCAAGCGGCCTGGATGACCGCGGGTACACCTGCACCCAAACCAACTTCGACACCGGCATTCGCTACCAGAAGCTGGACCAGTGGGCCAAGTTCAAAGACTTCCAAGCACGCATTCGCGACGCCATCATCAAGGCCCAGGCCCTCAACCGGATCATGATCGGTTGGAACGGCATCAGTCGCGCCGGGACATCCAACCCAACCATCAACAAGCTGCTGCAAGACGTGAACATCGGCTGGCTGCAAAAGATGCGCGAGGAAAACCCCGCCCGGGTCATGACCGAAGTGAAAGACGGCAGCGGTAAAATCGAAATCGGCGCCAACAAGGACTTCGCAAACATCGACGCCCTGGTCGTCAGCATGGTCAACGAGTTCATCGAACCCTGGTATCAGGAAGACACCGAGTTGGTGGTGATTTGTGGTCGCCAACTGCTGGCCGACAAATACTTCCCCATCATCAACACCGTACAGGCACCGACTGAAATGTTGGCCGCCGACATCGTCACCAGTCAAAAGCGCCTCGGCAACCTACCTGCCGTGCGCGTACCGCACTTCCCGGCCAGCGGCCTGATGGTCACCCGCCTCGACAACCTGTCGCTGTACTGGCAAGAAGGCACTCGCCGCCGCACCGTCATAGACAACGCCAAGCGTGACCGCATCGAGAACTTCGAATCGGTCAATGAAAGCTATGTCATCGAAGACCTGGGCTGCGCCGCCCTGGCCGAAAACATCACCCTGAACTGAGACGGCCATCATGACCAACCCCTGCCGCCGCCACTTTGAACGTGTCACCGCCGCTGTTGAAGCGGCGGCCACAGACCCAACCCAGACCATGGCCGGCGCCACGGCCTACGAGCACCAGCTCAACCAACTGCTGCAAGACCGCCTGCGCCTGAAACAGGTCCAGTCCAATCAGGGCAAGGCCGAACTCAAACGCCAGCTACTGCCAAGTTACGAATCCTACGTGCAAGGTGTGCTGGAGGGTGGCAAGGGCGCTCAGGACGAAGTGATGACCACCGTCATGGTCTGGCGCTTCGATGCCGGCGACTTCTCCGGTGGGCTCGACATCGCGACCTACGTGCTGAAGTACAAGATGGTCATGCCGGACCGCTTCGCCCGCACCTTGGGTTGCCTGGTCGCCGAAGAGGTCGCTACAGCGGCCTTCAAGGCTCAGAAAATCGGCGAGCCGTTCGACCTGGCAACCCTGCATCGCACCGCTGAACTCACCGACGCCGAAGATATGCCCGACCAGGCCCGCGCCAAGCTGTTTCTCGCCATGGGCCGCGCCACGCTGGAAGGCATCACCGAAGAGACCCCAGGCCAACCCGGCCAGCTTCAGGCCGGTGTGGATCTGCTGAAAAAAGCCATCGCCCTACACGACGCCTGCGGTGGCAAGAAAGATCTGGAGCGGGCCGAACGCCTGCTCAACAAACGTACCGGCCCTGCCGGTTAACCGAGCGTCCCCACGCACCCCGCCGGCTCGGGGCGGATCGGCCAGGCCGCTCCACCTGAACGTGAAGCCCCGACCACCGGCGACCTATTTCTGAGTGCTGTTCTATGAGCGGATTTATAGCCGGCGGAACCGTCGCCAGCGGCCTTATCAATACCGATGTCTTCTGGCCCCCAATCGACCTGGATCAGTTGCGCGCCACACTGCGGATCGACGCGAGCGTCACCGCGCCACGCCTGGAAACCGCCGCGGTTGCCGCCGCCATCAGCGTCAACCGCGAGCTGAGCGCATGGTGCGCCACCCAACAAGCGGCCGGCCATACGAAACTTGCCGACATGCCCGGCGAGCGCATCAACGGCGTACTGGTCCTGGTACATCTCTATCGCCGCGCCATCGAGGCTGCTACCGGTGCTGAAGTTTGCGAGCGCTACCGCTCCTATGACTCCACAAACAGCGGCCACCAGAACGCAGAAGAACTTACCCCGAACATTGACGATTACCGCCGCGACTTACGTTGGGCGGTGCGTGACTTTCTCGGCGTCAATCGCACCACCGTAGAGTTGATCTGATGAAAGTCACCGTCCGCACTCACCAAAACGATACCGTCGACTCCCTCTGCTGGCGTCATTACGGGCGCACCGCTGGCGTGACTGAAGCGGTACTTGAAGCTAATCCCGGCCTGGCCGACTACGGGCCAATTCTGCCCCAGGGTCTGGCCGTGCAAATGCCCGAAGCCCAGACGGCCGCGCCACAGAGGCAGATGCTGAATCTATGGGACTGATGCCCTCTATAAGACCTGGATCTGATGAACAAACCGAAAAGCCTGCGAACTCACCTGCTCGCCACCATTGGCGAACTCAAACACAACCCCGACCGGCTGCTGATTTTTATCGACAACGGTAAGATTCGATGTACTGCCTCCGCCAGTCTGTCCTTCGAGTACTGCTTTGATCTGCAGGTCATCCTCACGGACTTCGCCGGCCATCCCGACAGTGTGATGTTGCCGGTGCTGGGCTGGTTGAAGGTGAATCAAGCCGATCTGCTTGAAAACTTGAATAAGTCCGCGGAGGGCATCCAGTTCGAAGCCGACATTCTGGACAACAGCAAGGTGGACCTCAGCCTGACCCTGTCGCTGACCGAACGAGTGATCGTAGGAGAGGACGCCGACGGCAAGACGACTATCTGCCATCCCGGCGAACCTCAGCGCACTGGCGAGTTTCTCGACCAAGCGTGGATGCCCGGCGCTCAAAGCTCCGGCAGCGAATGGGTCGTACCGAGGTGACGAATCGACTGGAAGCGCTAGAAGACTGGGTCGGCGGTCTATTAGGTCAGCTTGAGCCCACAGCACGCAACAGACTCGCTCGCAACATCGGCCAAACTCTACGCCGTAGCCAACAACAACGGATCATCGCCCAACGCAACCCGGACGGGAGTAAGTATGCATCACGCAAGCAACGCAACCTGCGTGGAAAACAAGGTCGGGTGAAGCGAAAGGCGCAGATGTTCCAAAGGCTGCGCACAGCAAAATTTCTTAAAATTGAGAGAGGCCGCAACACCATAAGCGTTGGTTTTATAGGACGAATTGCACGTATTGCCCGGGTACATCAAAACGGACTGAAAGACCGCGTCGAGCGCGGCGGGCCTACAGTGAGTTATGAAAAGCGGGAAATATTGGGGTTTACCGAAGCTGACCTAACAGATATTCGCGACAATCTAGTATTCTATCTGTCACGGTTGAATACGCCGTGACGCCACATCATTCAAGGACAAATTCGTAGATGGCAAGAAAAGAAAAAGCGGTGACAATCCTACTATCTCTTGCCAGCATTATATTGATCACCATCCCACCGAAGCTTTTGCTATTACAGCACGGCGGCGTCAGCTTTTTCATCACAGTAGCAGCCACCACCACAATCTTTATATCTTTACTTGAAATCAAACAAGAACGCTTCATCAAAGGAATGGCGCTAATAGGACTTGCTGTCGCGTTCCCGCTTTTGTACCCACCCTACCTGAGCCTAATGCTATCACCAAACAAAATCCCTCAAGACTTCACAGAACAGCTTGAGGTATTCATCCAGGTCATAGTTCTTGCCTGCTCTGGCTCCGGCGGCAGCATTATTGCAAACTATGGAGATACCAATACCACCGATTTCCTAAAGCACAACCCCATTTCCTCGCCCCCTGACAAAACACAAGACATAGAAAAGCTAATCACACAAGGAAAAAACCTAAACAGCAAACTCAACCTTCTAATAGGAATCTCTACAGCCGCACTGGCGATGGCACTCCTAGCCTTACTAATAAATCTATTAAAATAAAACAATGCACGCACCCAACAAAACACTTTATGACAAGTTACATCTTGCCAAGTCCAAATCAGAAATTAGCTTTCCTCTTTTACTTTCTTCAACAAAAGTCGCTCCTTTAGCTCCATAGCTACTCCTTCGTATCCAGGAAACATTTTAGCAGGACCGTATCCTAGCTTCCGCAATAGACGCGCCAGTTCAAGAGATTGCGAGTTCGGAAGGACCATTTTCACAAACAATTCTTTCGCACCATCACCAACCACACCTAAATAATCTTTTATCAATACATCCAAGGGGCGTCTGTCTACCGGAGGAAGCTCCTTTATTTCCCCGCTCGATATAGTTTTCAGACCTGGAACCTTTTGAGCCCAATGGGAGAATAAACCGCTTTGAGCAGCCAGATTAGGATTACCGCTATAATGCGGCGTTACAAGCCTCAATGGAAAATACTGTCCAATCGATTGAATTACAGCTATTGCCCTAGCATCCAACCCCCAAACACAAAGTTCGCCATCGATTTTACCAGAGGGCCGTGACGCAAAGAACGCCGCAACAAACGGATCATAAGTCCAATCAAGGAGTCGGGTAGGCACGCCATAATGTTGAGCCAGCGCTGCAACTTCAAGCATGTCGTCTGGAAGCCACATATCTCCATCGGTCCATGTCGACATCGTATAGAAGTCTGTTTTTTGATGCAATCTACTGCGCAACCGTTCAGAAATTGGGACATGCAACCCCTTAATGTCCGCCTCCCTATAGAAATCCCTAATCAACTGGTATTCCACATAAGCCAAGGAATAATCATTATCCGAGGTGGAACCAGTTATTTCCGCGTACGCCAGAGAGTTATCCCAAATAGTTTTTTTTGATTCTTCACGAATAGAAGTCGGAGCCAATAGATACCTGACATCCGAATGACCTCTAAAAATGTATCCATCAAGAGATGGAGAGCTCGACCATGGAGCAAGTGCATTCAAAAATTCAGGAGCAGTATCGAACCTATATTCCCGGATAAACCCAACCATACAATGTCCTTATAACGCCTTATATTTTCGCATTTGTATGCTTCTTTCTTACAACTCCGAAGCCCTTACCGACGCGCACGAAACTCTACACCATTAGCACCATGAACGACCTCCCCACCCTCACCCGCCTAATCGAAAACCTCATCCGCTACGGCACCATCGCCGCCGTCCAGATGAAGCCCCCACGCGTGCGAGTCAAAACCGGAACCCTCACCACCGCCTGGCTACCCTGGATCGCCCTACGAGCCGGCGCCGACCGGGTGTGGAACCCTCCTACGGAAAACGAACAGGTCCTGCTCTTCAGCCCCTCCGGCCAACTCGCCAACGGCGTAGTCCTGACCGGCCTGTTCAGCGACTACATCCTCGCCAACGGCGATCGCGAAGGCCTGCACCGCGTCACCTACCGCGACGGCACGGTGATTGAGTACGACAGCGTCGCGCACCACCTCAACGCCACGCTCACCGATGGCGGCACCACCAACCTGATCAGTACCGGCGGCATCAAAATCGTCGGCAACATCACCCACCAAGGCGATTACACCCAGACCGGCAACCAGAACGTTACCGGTAAGGTCACCGTCTCGGCAGACGTGATAGCCGCCGGCATCAGCCTGGTAAACCATCCGCACGGCGGCGTCATGCCCGGTAGCGGCAAATCGGGGAAACCGGAATGAACCGACACACCGGCACCGCTCTTACCACCGTCGAAAGCATCGCCCAATCCATGAGCGACATCCTCAGCACCCGCATCGGTACCCGCGTGATGCGCCGTGAATACGGCAGCCTGTTACCCGAGCTGGTGGACCATCCGTTCAACGACATCACCCGCTTACAGGTCTACGCAGCCACCGTCATGGCGCTGATGCGCTGGGAGCCGCGCATCAGCCTCAGCCGTGTGCAGTTCCAGGGCGCCACGCTGCAAGGCCAATCGACGTTGGATATCGAGGGCAGCATCGTCGACACCCATGAGCCGCTGAGCCTGAGCGTGCCTCTCCATCTGGGAGGTAGCGCATGAACTCATTCGTCGCGATTGACCTGAGCCAGCTCCCTGCGCCCGAAGTTGTTGAACAGATCGATTACGAGCAGATCCTCGCCGAGCGCAAAGCCTACGCCATCAGCCTTTGGCCCATTGAGGAACAGGCCGAAATCGCCGCGCGTCTTGAGTTGGAATCTGAGCCGCTGACCAAGCTGCTACAGGAAAATGCCTACCGAGAAATGATCTGGCGTCAGCGCGTCAATGAGGCCTCCATTGCAAACATGCTGGCCTTGGCGAAAGGCAAAGACCTGGAGAACCTGGCCGCCAATCACAACGTCAAGCGTCTGGCGATTCAAGCAGCCAACCCCTCGGCCGTGCCGCCGATACCGCTGCAGATGGAAAGTGACGACAGCCTGCGGGAACGAGCGCAGATGGCGTGGGAAGGATTGAGCACCGCCGGCCCACGCAACAGCTACATCTTCCATGCCCGCTCCGCTGACGGCCTGGTTGCAGACGCCACCGCCGAGAGTCCCTTGCCAGCCGAGGCAGTCATCACAGTGCAATCGAACCAAGGCGACGGCACCGCTTCACCCGCGCTACTGGCAACCGTGAAGGCCTACCTGAGCGACGACGACCGCCGCCCTGTCGGGGATCGGCTGACGGTGCAAAGTGCCCAGATCATCAACTATCAGGTCAAGGCGAAGCTGTTCTCTTCGACGTCCGGCCCTGAAAGCGAACTGAGCCTAGCGGCGGCCAACGCCCGGCTGTTGCGGTTCGTACATCAGCGCCGCCGACTGGGGCTGGAAGTCTCGGAATCGATCATTCACGCCTCACTGCATGTCGAGGGCATTCGCAAGGTCGTGCTGGAAGATTGGGTCGATATTATCGCCACGAAATATCAGGCCCCGTATTGCACCGGCGTCGAACTGGCGATGGCAGTTGAATGATGGCCGACACTCCCCTACTTCCAAGCAATTCGACACCGCTGGAACGCCACGCTGCACAAGCCCTTGCGCAGATCCAGCGGGTGCCGATCCCGCTGCGCACCCTGTACAACCCCGACCTATGCCCCCTGCCCGTGCTGCCCTATCTGGCCTGGGCTTTTTCCGTAGACCGTTGGGACAGCCAATGGACCGAAGCCGCCAAGCGCACCGCCATCCGTAGCGCGTACTACATCCACTCGCGCAAGGGCACCCTCGGGTCGTTGCGCCGCGTTGTAGAACCGCTGGGGTATCTGATCGACATCGTTGAGTGGTGGCAGACCGAGCCTGAAGGCCCCAGAGCTACTTTCGCTTTAAAGATCGGCGTACTGGATACCGGTATCACCGAAGCGATGTACCGAGA